GTGCCTCGTTGGTGATCGAGGTGATGCCGAGGCGGTAGACCTGCACATCGAGCCCGGTCTTGTAGACGACGGGCGGCACATCGGTCACGTTGCCCGCCCCGAAATATGTCCGCGCCTGCCCCTCGACGGTCATCACCGCATTGTCGCCGCCGGTCCAGAGCCCCAGCGTCTCGGTCGCGTTGGTGTCGCGGTTGCGGGCTTCGAACCAGATCAGCACCCGAGCCATGATCATGCCCGTCTGAAGCGCCGCCTGAACTGCCGTGCTGTACGATCTCATGGCTCAACGCACCGTCTGGACATAGGCGAAGCGCAGGCCCTCGCTGATGGTGCTGCGGGTGCGCGTGGGCTGCACCGATCCCGCCACGATGACGGCCTTGCAGAAGGCCTGGCTCAAACGGACTGCGGTGCCCGTCGTGGCGCCCGGCTTGATGGCGGGAGCAACCTCGAACACCGGCGTCGTGCCATCACCCGCTGCCACGACCGTTGATGGCACGACGCGGTGCAGCGCCATCCGCGTACTGGCGTAGAGGAACGACAGGTAGTCGCCCGCAGTCAGGACATAACCCGCTGGCAGCCCTGCGAGGCGCAGGTCTCGCGGGTCGGCCTCAAGGCTGAAGATCGTGGGGAAGATCCCGCCCAGCACGGCAAGGTTGGGATCCGAGAACGGATTCGGCCGTCGGCTGTCATAGACATGAAACGCCCGGCCCGCCTGATTGAGCAGGTCGAGCCGCGTCTCGATCAGACCCGCCTCCGACCGGCGCAGGCGGCCGATCTCGATCTCGCCCTGCCACAGCCGTTCGCCCCGATCGGCACCAAGCTGTTCGCCTCCGCCGGTCCGGTTGTACTCCGACTGGTCCGGCAGCCACATCGTCTGGTTGGCGATGGGCAGGATGTTCATGAAGCTCGCCCGGTCGAGCGTGTCAGGCAGCGCCATCAGCCGGTCCTCCAGGGATCGTCCTGGACCCGCCGCATCGACAGCGGCAGGACCTCGCGGTCATAGTCGGCGATCGCACGCTGCATGCCCGCGTAGGCGGCGGCCTCGATCTCCCGGTCGCCGCGCGCCCCCTGAAGATCCATCGTGACATGCAGGGGGCGGCGATCGGCCGACCCGCCCGACCGGTCCACCGCACCACCACCGCCGATCATCCCGCCACGCGCATACCCCGGCAGCGGAGCGCCCGCGTTCATCGCCTCGAGGATCGGGCGGTACCGCGCGGTGGCGTCCGCCGTGGCGACGAACTCGCCCGCCGACCCCCACATCAGGACATCGTCCGATGTGCCGTCGCCGGGCCCATGGATCATCCCGCCCTTGGCCTTTGCCGGGATGCCCATGGCCCCGCCGAGAAGGCTGAAGACAGACGTGCCCCCGAACACCCCGCCGAACGGTCCCTCGCCGAGAAGCGCGCCTTGCAGAACAGCTTCTGCCAGCGCACCGGCGGCATTGCGGGCGGCCTCCTCGAGGCTCTGTGCGCCGCTCGCTATGCCCATGAGCGAGTCCTTGCCCGTCCGCCCGAGAAACTCATACATCTCCGCCGTGGCCCCGGCAGCATCCCGCTCGGTCTCGCGCGCCGCGATCAGCGCCGCGACCTCCGCCCGCTCCGCCTCGGTCGCATCGGCGAGGGTTTCGCGATGACGCAGCAGCTCTTGCTGCACCGGATCGGTCTCGCGCAGGATGTCCAGCTCTTCGCGGAGCGAGGTGATCAGCTCCTGGACAGCATCGCGCTCCACCCGGGCAGCACCGCCGCCGCCCGGCGAGCCACCGCCAACCGCAGGCGCACGCTGTCGCGACGAGGCGAAGGGCGACACCCGGTTGTACTCGAACCCGAACTGCTGTTCGCGCAGCGCCGCGCCTTCGTCGTAGGCCGGGTCGCGGGGATCAAGGACCACAGGGGCGTCAAGTGCCGACAGCCGTTCGGCAAGGCCGACGCTGATCCCAAGCTGCTCGGCCAAAAGCGCGGCTTCACCACGCGCGGCCGCGATCGGCGAGGCAAAGTCCGCCCCGGCCATCAACTGCATGATGTCGAACGACAGGCGGAGCTGCTCCTTCAGCTCTTCCGAGGCGGTCGATGTCGCGAGCATCTCCTCGAAGGCCCGCCGTTCCTGAACCGCGCGTTCGGCCGCCACCTCGGCACTCTCTGCGCCATAGGTGGCGATCAGGTTGGCGAGCGTCGCCTGTTCGGACATCGACGTGAGCAGCTGTTCTGCCGCGGCCTGGTCTTCCGCGCGCCGGTCCGCAGCAGCAGCTGCTGCCGCCGCCTCCATTTGCTGGACCTCGCGGAGCATCGCCACCCGCGCCGCGTTGGCTTCCGCGTCGGCGGCGGCCTGCCACTGGTCCTGCGATCGCGGCACGCCGCTCTGTTCTGCCCGCTGGATTTCCAGAAGCACAGCGAGCTGCTCGTGGAGCAAGTTCAGCTGCGTCCGCTCCAGCTCGGTCCGGCCGTTCTGGGCGTCTGCGGCGGCGGTGTAGACCTCGATCACCCTCTGGTAAGAGGCGATCTGTTCCTCCAACGTCCCATTGGCGACCCGGTCGAGTTCCTCGAAGGCATCGATAACGGGCAGGACCATCTCGCGGCCGAGCTGCCGCCCGGTGCCGGACATTGCCAGGTCGAACCGGTCAGCAATGGCTGCCTGCTGGCCAGCCTGCCGGTACGTGCCATCGCCTCCGGTCACCTGTGCTGCGATCGCCGCCGCGTCGGCCATGGCCTGTTCGCGACGATTCATGGCAAGGCCTTCGAGGTTGGCGCGAGCGGCCTCCGCCATCGCGCCGTATTCTTCGCGCAGCTCGGCCGTGCTCATCCGCGACCGCCGGATCGCGTCGGTATAGGCATCGGCGCTCGAGCGCATGGTCTCGAGCGCCTCGTCGGCCGTGACCGCCGCCTCACCTGCGCCCGTCAGCCACTGGATCATCGCCGCGCCGGCGGCGATCCCACCGATCGTGATCAGGTTGATGGGCGACAGCATGCCGACGAACGCTGACCCTAGCGCGCTGGCCGCGCCCGCTGCCCCCATCGGCCCGATCACCTGGGTGATCTGGGTGCCCTGCTGGATGGCAAGCTGGAGCGGGTTCTGCCCGGCCGCGAGCATCATGCCGATGTCGTTGAACTGCGCCACCAGGTTGCCGGTGGCCCCCGCCGCCATCGTGTGGCCGCGTGCCAACTGGGTCGCGGACGCCGCCGCCGTCTGTTGCGCGGCCGTCATCCCCTGCAGCTGCGCCTCGGCCCCGTCGGCGGCCCGGGCGATGCCATCGACGCCGCGCGCGCCGTCGAGCGCCTTGCGGCCCAGATCCTGCGACGCATCGCCGACCTTGCGGGCAGACGCCGCCAGACCATCCACCTCGGCCTTGGCGGCCTTGGCATCTGCCTGGAAGAGGAGGCTGACCCGGAATGTCATTGTCTCTGCCTGTTCAGTTCGGCGAGCGCACCCGCCTCGATCACCTGGACGTCACCCCAAAGGCGGGGCGTGATTTCGATACCAAGGGCCTCGATCCCGGCGCGCGCCCCGGCGTAGTCGAGGCCGGTGCACAGAAGGCCGCTTGCCCCCGCCACCACGCGCCACTGCGTCGAGACAGCGAGGAAGGCCGTGACGGCGGCGACATTCTCCTGCCAGACGCCTTGGGCCCGTTCGGGAAACAGGTCCTCGGGGCTGATCGCGATGCCGATGGCGCGGGCATCGGCAAGAGCGTCGTCGTCACTTTCGTCCGGGGCATTGAGCTCGCCTCTCACCCAGGCGCGCCCTGCCCATTTCAGTTTCCCATTCGGGCCCGCAGGAGCGCCTTCCAATAGGCCGCCTGGAGTGCGATGCGGACATGGCTGAAGGCGAGCATGCGCTCGAAGATCTCCGGGTCCCACGCGACCGGATTGCCCTCGTCGTCCTCCAGATCGTGGAGCTGGACCGTGATCTTGCGCAGGAAGGCCTTGAAGCCATCGACGGACTTGGCATCGGCGGCCTGCGCCTCCTCGTCCGAGATCGCCCGAAAGGTGGCGCGGAACTGCTGCGGCTCGGTTATCCCTTCCAGGACGAGCGGCACCGGGACGGTGAAGGTTGGGGTCTTGTCGATGTTGTACATGGGCGTTGCTCCGGATCAGGTCAGCACAAGGGTCCACTGGTCGTTGCCGGCATTCGGGATCGGGATCCCGCGCAGTGACCATTCCTTGATGTTCTGCGCCCCCGTCACCTGCGGCCGCTGGACCTGCAGCCGCGGCAGGTTGAGCGTGGCGATCCGCCCTGCCCCCACGCCATGGGCGACGACGGCTGCGACGGTCGTCCCCGCAGCTGCCAGCGAGAACGGGTTCCAGGTCGCAAGAGGCGTGGCCTCCATCTGCCACTCGACCGTCTCGGCCTTGTCGGTGATCCACATCTCCTCGCTGTTGATCAGGAGGCGCGGTTCGACCGTGTTGCCGAGGTTGAACGTCAGGCTGCGCAGGATGTGGTCAGCCCCGCCAAGCGTGAAGGTCGGCGTATTGGTGTCCGAGGCAAGCTGCGGGCGCGGCCAGCCGGTGAGCGTCGGAGACACGCGGGCGACATCGGTCGGCTGCGAGAACAGCCCCATGAACTCGAAGACGATGTAGGGGATGCCCTGGGCGCTGATCTCGATCCGCGCATTGCCGCGCGACCCGCGCATGATGTAGCGGGTGCCGCCGATCCAAATGTAGAAGGTCACGCCCTGGTGGCCGTCCGTCACCGGGTTGTAGGTGACGGACGTCACCGCCACCACCACCTCGGCACAGCCACAGGCCCGCATCAGCGCGCCCCAGCGCGGCGCGGTCCCGGCCACGCCCGAACCGGCCAGCTCGACCCGGAAGGACAGCCGCGCATGCAGTTCGGCAGGCAGGGTCTCGTCCTGCCCCATCCAGGGCGTCTCGAGGTCGCGCGAGACATCGCTGCCCTCCATCGGCGTCAGGGCGACCTCGCGGGCAAGAATGGCGTCCGTCGCTGCGACAGGGACGCTGTCCACGCCGTAGGTCGTCTCGATCTTGGCGAGCAGGATCTTCGTGTTCCAGCGCTGGGTAGTGGCGGGCATCTCAGGCCTCCTCTGCGGGCATGTCGGCGGCCGGGGCGTCCTCGTCGCGGCGGGTCAGCGAGCCGTCGGGGTTGCGCATGTAGCTGCCACCCTCCGAAGGCAGGGGCGCGACGGGGATTTCGGCCTCGGGCGCGGGCGTGGCGGTCTTGCGGGTCATGAAAAGATCCTCAGCTGGTCGGCGATCGCGAAGTCGATCTGGTAGACGAGAGTGCCCTTGTTCATGGCCACGAGCTGGCCGCGCAGCAGCTTGAACGGGGCCATGGCACCGTCAGGCTCCCAGCCCGCGACCACCTCGACGATCCGGCGGATCAGCGCCTCGACATCGGTCACAGTCCGGTCGGTGTTGACCGCGTTGCGCCAGGTGACGATGACGCCCAGCACCTCTTGGGTGGACTGGATGAACGCCCCCGCCATCGCCTCCTCGTCGCCGCCCTGCATCCCGAGCGTCACGACATGGGCGGCAGGCGTCTGTTGCGGCAGGCCGTTCGACGCCATCAGCGCGGCCATGCTGGCGGCCCCTTCGACCGACCGCAGATCGGGCACAGTGTCGCGCAGCCGGTTCTTCAGGGCTTCCACCAGCATCAGATAAAGCCCTTCATGTTCTCGGCCGTGAATGGCCGCTCGCGGTCGGTCACGACTGCGCCCGACCCGCCTTGTGTCGCAGGTTCGGCCCCCGCGACCGGCAGGCGGATGGTGCCGGTGGCAATCTGCTGGAGCGACCGGAGGGCGTCCTTGTAATCGGCCTCGATCTTGGGATCGGCTGCCTGGACATGTAGCTTGTAGATCGCGATCGCCTGCGCCAGATCGGCCAGAAGCGGCGGCACCGCCCCCACGATCGGCAGGACGTAGCGGGCCATGAGATACCCGTCGATCAGGGCGTCGGTGTCAGCCAGCGCGCGGTCGATCACCGCCTGGTCGATGACATGGGCCGGGATGTCGGCCCGGTCCGTCAGCGCGACCAGCATCCGTTCGCCAAAGCGATCGATGAGCTGTTGAAGGGTCGCGTAAGCCATCGTTCAAGGTCCCTTGAAGGCGTGGGTGAAGGGTGCCCCCGGCGGCCGGATCATCCGCCGGGGGCGGTGCGCCCCGGTTGGCCCGGGGTCGCAAACTCGCGTCAGGCCGCGGAGCCGGCCGTGACGACGAGAAGGGGATCGGCTTTCAGGCGGGCGAGTTCGCCCTCGTCCAGCTCATCGAGAGGGATCTCGACGGGGGTCGGACCGAACTGCCGACCGATACGCCAGCGGGACGCCTGCTTGGCCACCACCGACACGACTGCAGGAGC